CCGTAGCCATTAGGGAAGCGGTATCAAATTTTCTCGTCGACCGGGCGGGGTCCTCTTGCTTTCTCCGGATGTCGTTTGTTGTGGCAAGCCTCGCACAGCGACTCAAGATTGCTGTCGACGAGAGATAAACTCGGGTCCTCGTCTCGATGCACGATGTGATGCACCACAGTAGCCCGCACCGGATTACCGCTCTTGTCCGTCCTGTGATATCTTTTGCATTCCACGCACAAATATCCATCCCGCCGAAGGATTCTCGCCCGCTTCTTTTTCCACGTGGCTGAATCGTAAAACTTATCTCGCATGTGCGTGTATCCCTCCCATCTATCTCGGCTGTTATTATTTTACAAAGCAAAAGCGGACGCGAACGGACAGATTATCAGTCCGCACTCGTCCGAGCTTTTGTCAGTGTAGATTCCGTCCCGCCCATCGTTGCCATATCTTGCGCACGCCGTCGGATGTGTTGCCGCCCCCGAGCTTACGCGCGACTCCCTCCCATGAGCGGCACTCGATATATCGCGCAACCGCAATCCGTCTCACAAGCGAGTCGTCAATTGTCCCGACGAATCTCTCGACGTCCGCCTGCTGCCGCTCAAGCCTATCGAGCTTGCGGTCTATCTCTCTCGCAATCGCTTTTGATTTGCCGCCGCGTATTTCAGCGACTCGCGCCTTTTCCTCCGCGATCTCTCGCCTGACCGAGCGATACTCCTCAAGTTGCTTACGTGTCAATGCGCACCTGCCTTTCCGCCTCCGCCACTCTCGCGCAGGCTATGTCATAGTATTTATCGTCTCTCTCAATCCCGATGTACCGCCTGCCCTCGATAGCCGCCGCAACACATGTCGACCCGCTGCCCATCGTGTTATCGAGCACCATGTCTCCCGCGTCGGTGTATGTGCGTATTAGATACCGCAGCAGTGCCTCCGGCTTTTCGTTTGGATGATATCGCGCCGTCGAGCTTTTGTTTTTAAACTCAACCACGTTTGTAGGATAGTTTGTTAGCGTTTGCAAGCTTGCACTTTTGTTTTTGCGGTAAACGCTCCCCGTCCGCGGTTGCCACAGTATAGGCTCATCCAGTTTTTTTGTGTTTTGCGGATTGTACTTGCCCGCAACTTTGCCAAACACGGCAATCTCCTCGTATCGCCGCAGCGGTTGTTTATGGGCTTGTCCAAAGTTTGTCTTGTTGTTTTTGAGCCACACCCACATATAGCGATAGTGCAGCTTGCCATTTAGTCCGTGCGTGACGAGCAGCGAGGTGAAAGGCTGCACGCAAAAGAGCGCGACCGTCCCGCGAGGTTTTAAAACGCGCGTATACTCCGCCCACAGCTTGTCTATCGGAATTATCTTGTCCCATGTCGACTCAGTTGTCCCGTACGGCAGATCGCACAGCACAAGGTCTACACTCTCCCTCGGTATGCGCGGCATTATCTCGAGACAGTCTCCGTGGTATAACTCTCCTCCGAACACGGCGCACCTCCTCTCAAATAGTCCTCAATCACCCGCCGTGCCTCATCCGATCCATGACAGACTACGCACCTGTAACCTTGACCGCTCAGCGCCTTTAGCATCTCGAGCTGCGCCTTGCTCGGTCTGCCGTCAAGTGCTTTCATCTCGATGTACAGCCCATGACATCCCTCTCGAGCGCACGGCAAAAAGAGATCCGGCACACCAGCCTTGACCCCCATCGCCTTAAATACAGCCGCCTCGCGCTTTCCCCTTTTTCCGCCGTTTGGTATGTGATGCAGCAGTCTAAGCTCAGGGTATCGCCCCTCCATCAGCGCCGCCCAGCTCATCACCGCAATCTGCTCCTCGTCCTCGGTCGGTACAGTGCGGATTCCGTTTATTCGCGTTTTCACTCTTTCCTCCTTCGCTTTTGACGGACAATGCCGTTTTTGTCGCGGTAAAACATGCCGTTGTCCGTCTTGTATATCATATAGCTCACAAATAACCCGCCGACCGCCGACTCATCCTGCACATGGATTGACCCAGGACAAACCGAGTACCCATCGTGCAACTGCGACACAAACCACTCGTCCTGCGGATTCTCACGGATATAGCGCACGTCTTTTTTGCGGATTTTGTAGTCGTTTTCTCTCACCGCCGGCTTTTGCAGATTTTTTGAAGCCTGCCACCTGCGATAGCTCGTCCGTGATTTTGTGATGTATGTTGCCAGTCCGACAAGTCCCGTCTCGTCAAACTCAAGCGTCCTCGTCGAGGTGTGACCTACACCCCACTTGTCCGACAGCTCCTCCATCGTCAACCCGCCCGATATTATCGCGTGATGGTGTATTCGTCCGGTCGAGGACTGCTCCGTTACAACGATCCATTTAAACGCCGACTTGTCCGCGCCCGTCTTTTTGGACCATAACCGCCCGAGCCGCCGCATGTAGTTGTACGCCTGTCTTTGCGCGTCTTTGACCGTCTCCGGCTTGTGCTCGTCTGAGTAGGTCAAGTGCAGCGCGATATCGTCCGGAGAGAAATTGACGTGAATTAAATCGCTCAACCTGTGCGCGGAGTTTTGCGCGTTAAGTCTCTCCTGCACCTCGGATGTCGGCAGTCTCTTAGCGCCGCGCTTGCGGGAGACGGGTCTGACAGGATAGAGGTTGACTCTCGCATAGTCCCCGCAGTCCGTGATGTGCTGCCTTACATACTCTCTCATATCCGTCTCCTTCCGACGCGCTTTGACAATGGTTGATTACTTAATACTCCATACAAGCCCGCATTCGGGACGCGACTCCCGAGATTTTTTGCGGACTATATATAATGATGAAAAGTTACGACAAAATGGGATTAAATAGACTCGCTGTACTTTGAGCTTGCTTTGCGCTCGACCTTGCCGCCCGTGATTTTGAGCGACGTACCGTCGGCGAGCACCAACGACGCGGAGTGCAGCAGCTCTTTTGCAACCATAGCCGCAATCTCAACGACGGCGGTTAATTGCTCCTCTTTGAGCGGTTTGTGCAGAGGATAGAGTTTTTCGCACCCCTCTCCGCACGACGTCTCGATTGCGGTCTTGAGTTTTTCAAAACGCATCACCGACTCTCTTTTGTGCTGCGCTTCCGGACAGTCACACACATCTTCCGGCGGCTCGTCCGGCGAGCACATTACATATTTGCCGCAAAACGGACAGGTTTTTATCTCGATGTCTTCCATGGTTTAAATTTCTCCTTTAATTCGATTTCTAACGCTCTTTTTTTGTCCCAGATATATGCCTGCATCTCCGCGTCCCAAACCTCGGCGTATGTCAGAGTTCCCGCTCTCGTTTTTTCGCCGAGCGCCTTTGAGTTTTTATTACTCGCATCCAATTTGTTTTTTGTGCAAACAACTTCCGCGGCTCCCTCACGCGCCTCGTTACGGCTGAGCTCAAGTTTGCCCATCAGCAGTTTTATGTATCGTTTGCGCCTCATTTCTCCTCAAACTCCTCCCAGTATTCTCGAGCGCACGGCGGATTCGGCATCGGCGGAGGAAATGCGAAAAATTTGTTTGTCTTTTCCGCCTGCTCCTCATCTATGTATTTCTTCACTTTTTTCAGTTCATAAATCTCCTCATCCGTCAGCGGCACAACGTCCTCCGGCAGAAATACTCCGCATATTGACTCTTGATACCCGCTTACCCATATCATATAGCCGTCGTCGTATAGCTCATATGCCGCCACGGTGCCGAGTATCTGCACACCATCTATTTTGCTTTTCGCTCTGACAAACGTTCCGATTTCATACGGCAGCTCACATTTCATCCTCGTCCTCCTTGTCACCGGGTACATACGCCCATCTCGGTACGCTCTCAAGGCAGTGCGGCACCTCAAGCTTATCTATAAGCGCGTTGCAATAATCAAATGTATCCTCACCGAGGCGTATATGCCAGATTTTTTGCGCTGCACTATAACGCGCAGGACAAACGCGCTTATACTCCTTGTAACCGTCCCCCGCCCAATCCGGCACGTAAACATGACGCTCCACTAAGTAGATTTTGCCATAAAAAAGCGTCGTGCCTTTTTTCGGGAGCTTTTCACGCGCATCAATCCACCGGATTTTTGATTTATCAATCTCCTCGCAAACACGATTAATGTCAATCTCATCCGCAACTTGACTGCCGACGTCAACACTGCACAATGTGTTGTCAACGCCATAATTTACGTTATTATTTTCGTTCATCCTCGTCCTCCTTTTCTATTTTCCATCCGACAACCGCCGCATCGGGTCTGCCAAGCCGTGTAAACTCCGGCACAGTCTCACGCTTGCCAAAACCCCACGAGATGTGCCAGACTGCACCGCCCCATGTTCCGCGGCATATCCTATGTACACGGATTTTCTCGTCGCGGTTATATCCGCCCGTCTCCGCTACTTTGACAAGCAGGATCAGCGGAGTGTCTTTCGGCGGCATCATCTCCTGCGGTTTTATCCAGTTTCCGGCGTTAATCAAGTCCGCACTTTTCAAAATGGCAGCTCCTCCTCATCGGCAAGTTCCGGCATTTCCGTCGGCGGCGGATATTCTGCGGGCGCTGTCTGCTCAGTCGGCATCTCGGCTTTTTTGTCAACAAAATGCACCTCTTTTGCGTTGACCTGCACGCCGTATCGCTTGACCCCTTGCTGGTCTGTCCATTGTGTGTTGACAAGCTCCCCGACCACATATATTGACGAGCCTTTGTCAAAATATTTTGTCACAAATTCCGCGCGAGCCTCCCAAACCTGCACCGTAAAAAAATCTGCCCTCTCTTTGCCGTTACTCTTTTTGTTGACGCAGATTGTGAATCGGCACACCGCCTTGCCCGTTGCCGTCGTTTGGAGCTGCGGTCTCTCGGTCAGCCGTCCCCCGAGGTGAATTTCGTTGTAATTAAAATTTGCCATCGCTCACTCCCGTCCGCACTTGTGTCCGCGCCCCTTGACAATCAGCTTGCCGCACACCGTGCAGGTAGTCACTATGAGCGGCTTGTCGAGCGCGTCAAGCTCCGCTTTTGCCGAGAGATAAATTTTCTGAAAATCCGCCCATCTCACAATCGGCATATCTTTGTGCAAAGCCTCTTCTATTTCAATTCGCGCACCGTTTGACTCCGCCCAATCGTTAAACACGCATACGCCGTCCGCCTCGCCAAGCATAGCAAGCGTGATACGGAGATACTCGTCGTACTCAAGTCCATCCGGTAAAACCGCAGGACTAAGTACGATGTACCCCATCTTGTTAAGCACCTGCTTCGCGAGTTCAAATTTCTCGCGGTAGTTTTTGTCGTGAGTGATTGCGCCGCTCAAAAAAACTACACGCATTTCCTCCGCCGCCTGTCTCACTTTTTCGCTGACCTCAAGCAATTTTGCCTCTTTCAAAATGTTTATCATTTTATTTACCCTCCTCGATAAGTTTTGATTTTATTTCCTCGTATGGTGTTGCGGTTATAACCATCAGCTCACCGCCACGCAGCACCACCATTGTGTAGTCCGTGTTATTTTCATGTCGCGAGACAAAAGCTATTTCACTCGCCGCCAGTATCAGCTCTCCGATATCCTTCATGATTTTGTTTTTATTCGACCAAAACGAGGCATCTTTTAACTCAATAAATTTCATCCAAACCTCACTTTCGTTACCGCTTCGCAAAATTCGTCGATTTCGCTCTGCCAAACCGTTATGTTGCCAAACTCCCCCCAAATCAACGGGAATCCGCCTATACCGTCAAACAGACTCGCCATAGTTGCACCGCGCTCAAGATGTCCCGCCAGTTTGCCGAGGACAAATCTCCACGGCGGCAGTGCTATGCTGTTACCACACGCTCTGTATCGTGCGGAGTCCGTGCTCTCCTTATGCAGTTTGCCTTTTGAGTCCGTCCACGCTCCCACGTCAGTCCATCCGTCGGGATATCCCTGCAGTCTCTCACACTCAAGCGGGGTCAACCGTCTTATGCTATATTCATACTGCACCGCTCCCGGTCCTTTTGCCACAAGCGGCGGTTGAATATTCTCGGCAAATGTCGGAGCAAACTTAGCGTTGCAACCTTGATTAAACGCGTCTCTTCCGATGCCGTGAGAGTCGGCAATCACAATCCCGCCCTGATTGCTCGATGGATTTCCCCCGCTTGTATCGAGAGTGCGCGACGTCTCAGCCTCGTATATTCCACTGTCGGGATTATCACACAACATGGAGTTTGAGTTTTGAGAGCAGATTCCGTACGCCTTTGTCTGTCTCATGATATACGGAGTGTTGTTGTCGCCCGTACCCATGCTCGCTGTCAGCGTTTGTACATTGCCGTTCTTCGACAACTCAACTCTGCTGTCCGCCCCATGATTGTCGACCGCGCAAACCGCCGGGATAGCACCCGCTCTCAGCGTAGGTGAGCGTTCTTCCTCAAATCCCACCGACCGCGCATCCGCCGAGTTCCCATCGCAAAATCCTCCCGACACATCCCATCTGCCGACCATAGGCAGCGCACCGTGTGATTCCGCTCGGAGAGTTTCCGTTATTTCTCCCGTGTAAGCTCCGCGATTCGTGATTCCAACGCATTCTGCAGCATCTCCGGCAATCTCTTTCCGCGCTGCTCCGCTCTCCGCAGTATTCCGCGACACGCTTTCTCGCTCAAAGAGTATTTCGGGAGCGGATTCTCCTCCAAAATCTGCGACAAGCGCGATTCGACGGCGACGCTGGGGGACTCCCCAAAACTGTGCATCGAGTACACGCCAAGCAACTGAGAATCCGTCACCCACGATGCAACCGCTTGTTCGCCATTTTCCTTGCGGAGGTCGAGGTATAACGGCGTTTTCGTCCGCGACTCTGACCGTTTCTTCGAGGACTTTTCTAAAATCTTCTCCTCCGTTTGATGTAAAAGCTCCGGGGACGTTTTCCCACACCATGTATCTCGGGTATTCTTTTCCATATGTTTCGCGCATCTCCTTTATAATTCTGATTTGCTCCATAAAAAGGCTTGAGCGTTCTCCATCCAGTCCCGCGCGTTTTCCCGCGACCGACAAGTCCTGACACGGCGAGCCGCCTATTATTACTCTGACAGGATGAGCCATCCTGCCGGATATTTTTGTAATGTCTCCCAGGTGCTCTATCATCTTAAAATCCTCCGCATATTTTGCTTATGCACGTCCTGCATAATCTCGTCAAAATCCGCGATACCTCCGACAGCCGCCGCCGTGACAGGCTTGTCGCTTGCACCCGCGCGTATCATCACACTGTCCTCATCCGGCATCTCGACCATCTCTATTCCGTGCAGCTCCAGCACCGCGTGAAGCTCGTCAAGCTGTTTTTTTCATCCGCACGTCCTCCGCGAGGTCTGCTATGAGAAAACTCTCGAGATACCCGCGGATTTTCGGCGCGATTATGTTGTATAGTTTCTCAAGCCGACCCGCCCCGAGCTTGTACTCATCGCGGAGATAGAGCAGCGTTGACGCGACGTAGATTTTGAGCGCCCGCTTGCCGTTGACCGTGTACCACGCCAGCCTTGCCGAGTGCGCCGCAGTCCGCAACTTTTTGTCTCGGTAAATTTTCGCCGCGTCGAATCTATCCTCCGGCACAAGCGCGACCAGCTCCCAATCGGCAAAACCAATCGCGCGAAGCTCACGGTCAAGTACGGTCTGCGTAGTCTCTATAGCGTCTGTCAGCCGCGCCCGCTCATCTCCCTTGCGCCGACCTTTGCCGTTGTCCTCATATACCCTCTCAGGCGTATAGTCGGCGACCATCTCCGTAAGTCCTCCGCGGCTCTCGTCAAAAAATCGCTGAAGGCGTTTGTGTCCGAATCCGTATTCCTCGCGCAGCGTCACGCCGAAAACCGTGTCCGTCCACTCGAGCATCCACATGCCGTACTCCTCCATGAGTCTTTTTTCTCTCTGTGAATACGCCACCGCCGCAGCAGCACACCTCATATCTTACCTCCGTAAGCCCTCTCAAGCGCCGCGTCGAAAAAGTCATCCGTTGAAAAGCTCGTGTTTTCCTCCGCCTTTTTGTCGACCGCCGCCGAATTGAGATATCCCGCGAATTTGCTGCCGAACAGCGTCTCGGGACGGAGGTACTGGTGCATCTTAGCCTCGGGCAGCCACTTGTCGCACATGATGTCGATTACCTTTATCATGTCGTCGACAGTGTAGCCCTCGTTAATCGGGTGATTCATCCAACGGCGATTCTCCGCGGTTGTCGAGCGGAAGCGTTTGTTTGCCCTCTCATTGAGGTGGTTTATAACGCGCTCGTACTCCTCATCGGTGAGCTTCGGCTTGTCGGCGAGGACAGTATTTGCCCGTGCAATCGCGTCCTCGTATTTTTGATATCGCGCGTCCGTCTCGTCAAGGTCAAGCGCGTATTTGAGGATGTGCCAGAGTATTTCGTTTTTTTCGTCATTGCCCGCGAGCATGATCTCACCGAGCAGCTTCCGCGGCACTATAACCGCGTCCTTCATTTTCTGCCTTTTTTTCTTCTCCATGATTTTTTGCTCCTTGCAAACGTGATGTTAGTATGATATAATAGAGCAGTAAGTGTTTCGTGCGCACTTACTCTCGCGGCAGGTTGGTCTCGTCCTCATCTGCCGCTTTTTTCTTTTCTCCCAGCTCGTGCCGCAGATTTTCGTCTGCTAAAAACACCTTTGCCGGGTCTGCCTCGGTAAAGCTGTGTCCGCATTTGTCCGCCAGCGTAACTACGTAATACGTTTTGGGATAACCGCGCACAAGCAGCTCGTCCGATGTAAATACTCGCGTGATTCGCACAATCCTTGTGTAGACTATGCCGTCGTGTATCACGGGGAATCTGCGGTATGCCGCGCTGTTGCACTCCTCAATTGTCACGGTGAAACACCCCGAGCGGATATGCCAAAACCACAAGTACACCATGCACCGCCGCCATGATTGCCGCCACCTTCGGCGCTTCCTCGACAAACGCGACCACCGCCAAGGCGCACAGCAATATCAGCACACAATACAAATCTTTTGCCAGCCCTCTCATTTTAAATCAGCCCCCTTTCCCGCGCGAGTACCGTATAGGCGTCAAGCATGAGCTTTACCTCGCGGAGATACTCCTTGCCGGCATACGCAAAATGCTCGTTGCCTTTGTACCATCTGTAGCGGTAATTGTTAATCCGGCTCATTATCGCGTCGTCGCTAAACTTAGCCGCCCGGAGAGAACTTGCCCTCTCACGCACCGCCTCGTCGTGGTACTGCTCAGAAAATCGCGCGACCTCGTTTTCCGTCTCTGTGATTTTGATTGCAACTTTCTTAGCCATTTTCCGCGCCCTCCAAAATCTCTGCCACCTTTCCGCGCTCCCTTACAAGGTCGTCAAAAAGTGCGGTCAGCTGGTCCCATGTCAACCCGTCGAAATCGTCCTCCGTCGGCTCGGCGCATCGGAAGAGCGGAATGGACCCGTTGAAAGTCCCGTCCGGATTCCTTCCCGCCGCAAATCCGACACAAACGAGGTCTCCCACGGTCACTGTCGGTTTGTCAGTCATTTTTTCGTCTCCTCCGCGTCCTCGGTCTTCTTGTCGGTCGGCTTGAGTTTTTCTGTGCTTTCGCGCGCGATAACCATGCCCTCGGCAATTCCCGTTATTCTGATTCTGTCGTCGCTTGTCAGTTTTTCAAAACTCTCGCAAAGTCCGTTGAGTATCTTCTTGTCTTTTTCGCTCATCGTTTTATTCTCCTCTCTCAATTAAAAACATTGTTTTATTTGACACCCATATTATAACACATATTGTTATCCGTGTCAATACATTTTAATAAATATCTTGACAAAAATAAAAATATGTGTTATAATATATACGTGCAAAGGAGGTGCATATATGTCTGATATAAGCGATCGCATCAGATATGTGCGTCAGCACTATAAGCTTTCCCAAACCGAGTTTGCAAAAAAAATCGGAACTACGCAAGGCATGATTACCATGCTGGAGCGTGGCACCCGAATCCCCAATGAGCGGCAGGTGCTCTTGATATGCAGCGTGTACAACATCCGGCGAGAATGGCTCGAGGACGGAACCGGCGAAATGCAGGAGCAGCCCGCCGAAAACGACGAACTCGCACAGTACCTCGCCGGCATGATGTACGATGATGCACCGTCGGTTTTAAAATCGTTTTTGACAATCCTCGCACGGACAACGCCCGAGGAGCGCGAAGTACTCGCAAAAATCATGTCGGAAACGATATCCCACTACACGGAAAGCGAAAAAAAATGAAAAAGGTGAGAGTTAATCTCATCTTTTTTATTGCAATTTGCGTTTTTTGTGCTATAATGAAGACAGACGGAATTTTTCACTATTTTATTTTTTGAGGTATGTTATGAAAACGAAAATCAAAATTATTATCGGTGCAATTATAGCGGCGGTCGGATTTTACGGACTCTGCATGGCAGTTCCTCTCCTTAATGAGCGCAACTGGCTTGTCCCGTCGTCGATAGTAGTAATGTTGTTTGGTGCAATCATGATAATCGCGGGAATCAAGGATTTGTCGGAGACTCCCGACCGAGAAGACGGCGTGCACTATTGCCATCTCCACCGGCACAACGTAGCGACGGAGAGATGCAGCATGTGCCAACAGTGGACTTGTGATGTCGGAGCACATCGAGACAGCTACGGTCGGTTGATATGCCCTCTCTGCTACGATAAGATTTCAAAACGTGCCTTCGCCGAGCAAAATCATATCCCATACAAGAGCAAAACAACCGCCGTGCTCCTCGCGTTATTCCTCGGCTGTCTCGGCATACACCGTATCTACCTCGGACGCAAAAACGGATTTGTTTACCTCGCGATTATGATTTTATTTTGCTGGACCATAGTCGTGCCGCTTGTGATTGCAATTTGCGCGATAATCGACCTCGTCATGATAGCAACCAACCAATGGCAGGATCAGTATTACCGCGATCTAATATAACGCAAAAGAGAGGATTTGACTCCCCTCTTTTTATTTTCGCTTTTGCAAAATCCCGAGTATCAGCTGCTTCACGAGCTTCAGACCCCTCTCGTCGCACAGCTCAAGCAGCGCGCGGATTTCTTTCAAAAGTTTTTCTTTTTGCATTTTTTACACCCTCCTGTATTGATTTTTGCCCCCCATAATGATACAATGGTCTCGTACTATTTTTATTTGATTATATTATGCCAAATATTGGCAACGTTGTCAACCCATTCGACAAACGTTGTCAAAACAGGTGTGCTTTCGAGGTTTTTCACATGGCTTTTCAAAAAATTAAATCAGTCCCGCCGGAAAATGCGCTCAACGCAGTTATATACGCGCGGTACTCATCCACCCAGCAGACGGAGAACTCAATTGACGGTCAGCTCCGCGAGTGTAACCGTTTTGCGGATCTCCACGGATACCGAATAATCGGCACATACATAGATCGCGCAAAGTCCGGCACGTCGGTTGAGGAGCGCACCGATTTTCTCCGCATGATAGAGGACGCAAAAAAGCAGCAGTTTGCATATATTATCGTCTATCGTTTTGACCGATTTGCCCGCAACCGTTATGACTCCGTGATTTACAAAAAACAGCTGTCGGCGGTCGGCGTCCGTGTTATCTCAACTGCCGAGACTGTCGGAGACGGAGACGAGGCTATAATTTTGGAGTCAATCTACGAGGCGATGGACGAGGCATACTCCCGCCGACTCTCGACCATCACAAAAAGAGGACTCAAAGAAACGGCGCGTAAAAATCTGTGGACGAGCATACCGCCGTTTGGATATCAGCTCGTCGACCGCCGTCCGGAGATTTTGCCCGCCGAAGCTGACGGAGTGAAAATGATTTTTGAAAAATATCTCGAAGGCGCGACGAAAAAAGAGATAGCGGATGAACTTAACCGGCGCGGACTCAAAACAAAAAACGGCAATGCGTTTGACTACAAAAAACTCGACTCCATCATGCATAACCGACTATACACCGGAGTGAGTGAGTACATGGGAGTCGAGCGCACGTGCCCCGCCATTATCTCGATCGAGCTTTTTGACGCAGTGCAGGAAAAATTAAAAGCGAGCGCAAAATTTTACGGCAGAAAATCCGAAAACACACACTATGCGCTCTGCGGCAAGCTCTATTGCGGATACTGCGGTAAAGCGATGGTCGGAGACGCGGGAACGAGCAGAACCGGCACGAGATACAATTACTACTCATGTCCCGGACGCAAAAAGAAAAAAGCCTGCCGAAAAAAAGCCGAACGGCAGGATTTTATCGAGTGGTATATCTGCGAGCAGACTCTAAAATACGTGCTGACGGATAAGCGAATAAAAGAGATCGCCGCAAAAGTGGAAGAGCTTGCAAAATCCGAGGCGGACACGAGCGAGTTAAAAGAGGCGGAGCGCCGGCAAAACGAGCTGAACAAACAGCTTGACGAGCTGACGGCTAAATTTATACAGGCGAAAAGTCAGCGAGTGATTGACAAACTCAACGAGCAGGCGGACGAGCTGGACAAACAGCTGACGGCGGTCGAGTCGGATATAGCGCGGCTGAGATTGAGAGTGCAGCACACAGTCAGCGCGGAGCAGGTCGAGAGATATCTCCGGTCCTTTAAAACGGGCGACCTCCTGAGCGAGGACTTCCGCGGGCGCGTGATTAACACTTTGATACAATGCGTGTATCTCTACGACGATAAGATTATAGTCTATTTTAACATCAAAGGCGCAAAGTCCATAACGCATATCGACGCAATTCGCGACGCCGAATCCTTAGCCGGTTCGGATAGCTCCCGCTGTGGGGAGCTTGAATCGAACCTATCCGAACACGCATACATGATATACGCACAAGGCGCGATAGGTTGTTTAATAAAAATAGAGCGGTAAATCCGCTCTATTTTTATTTGCTCACCATCCTTGATTCGGGTCGACCTCGCTCGGCGGAACATCATCATACTCCATTTCTTCGGTGGTTATTTTTATCGGGTATTTAAGTGCGAAATTGTCTTCTTCGTAGCACGCCATCATGATCCCAATCCATCTTTCATCATGCCACTCGTCACGCACAACCAGCTCGCCGTGATAATATTTAATGAGCTGTTCGATGTCTTCTTTGCTCGGTTTGCATACCCACTCGCCCACCAGCATCTTACCAATGATTTCCGGAATCATCGACCTATTCCATTTTGCTATAAGCTCATATACATCATAGCCGCCGAACACTCCGTAGCCTTCATAGTGCGTTTCGTGGATTACTTTTCCGTACTCATTTTGAAATTCCGGTGGAACGAGAAGGAATGAATCCCTCCACTCGTTATCAATCAAACGCTGTTTTTTATCTGCGAAATACCAACTGAACTGTCCCATTTTTACAATCTCCTTGATTTTTTCTTACTGCAAACTGTAGCTGCCACTTAGCAATTCATCCGGAGTTACTCCACCATACACTCTATCGCTTCCGCCGTATGGTGACGGCTCATACACACATACACTGCGATGGTGAATTCCTTTTCCGATCGTTCCATGCGCGATGTAGCCGTCGCTTACATATACATCAGTCACTCCTCCCCAGTGATACCAGCCGTCTTCCTGCTCCATGAACTTTGTAAGCTTATGTCGGCATGTGTAGAGTCTGCTGTCGTCAAATGCGTCACCGTTATTCTCTCCAAACAGCCTATCAATTTCATCTTCAAGTTCTTCTTTAGTGTAATTCGCTATTTCTTTGGCGTACTTTTCATTATAAAGGTTCTTTTTCATTTTATTATCTCCTTGATTTTGTTTTATGTTTTATTCCCTTGCTGTGATTATATTATACCACCGAATCGGTGGTATGTCAATAGGTTTTGATAAATTTCTTTTGATTTTCTCAATTTATTTTTGTATCTATAGACAAAACCATCTCTTTCTGTTTATTTTTCCTTCGGCATGGCGATTACATCAGCCGCCAGCAGCTCGAGCACGTATCGCGGCGGGACCGTAACTCCTGCCTCCCAATTTTCTACGCTCCTTTTTGGCACCCCGTATCGCGCAGAAAATTCCGCTTGTGTCAACCGACTGATTTTGCGGATATGTGTAAAACAAAAGTCGTGTGCAAGCTCCCAGATCGTGTTAAGCGCAACATGGAGCGGATTATCTTCCTCATATACCTCAATTCCTTTTTTCTTGAGGTATTTTTCTTCATTTTCACACTCCGATGCCAATATTAAATCTTTGTGAAAATCAATCAGCTTCATTTTCGCTCCTCAACTCCGCATATATTTCCTCGAGGTTGTGACACGAGCCTGTATCGTATACTTCGCGGAGCTGGTATTTACCTTCGTCGATTTCCTCCGGCGCAGCACCCTCAAACACTCTCTCATATATGCCCCATTCGTCACTTTGTATTGTTTTGCCGGAGTAGTTCGCTCTTTCGTTATCCCATGATTTCTTCACCATCTTATAGACCAACATGAGATTCGGACCGTCAAAACCTCTGCACACGCCGACTGTAACCTTGCCGTTTTCGACAAATACTTCTTTGACAGGAGTCCAATAATACCAGCCATTTTCTTTTTTCATCGTTTCCATATGCATTTTGATAAGTCTTGCGAATTCTTCCTTAAAATCTTTCCATGAGACTTCTTTTCCGTCGATAACAAGGTAGTTAACCCCCGGAAAGGCGTTATCGCGAATTTCACGCATCTCTTTGAGCTTTGTTTCGATTTCATTTTTTGTCATTTTCGTCTTTCTCCTTTTTTCTTTCTCGACATTTGCGGATTTTTTCGGCATTCCATGTTTTCTCACCGACAACATACGAGTGTCGGTCATAGGGCAAGTATGTTTTGAGCGACTTTTCTGTAATTCCGAGTTCATTTGCGATTTCCGCTCGGCTATAGCCTTTTTCGGCAAGCCCCGCCACTTCTTCGGCTTTTCCCGGCGGAATAACTCCGTTGGTTATGAGGATACGGCAAACAACTTGATAATTTATTCCCGCCCGCCGAGCGGTTGCAGCAACACTACCGTTTTCCGCCTCGTATATTTCGAGTATTTTTTGTTCACTTATCATTTCTCGCCCCCGCTTGTGGCAAGTATCGCTTTTATCTCATCGATATATTCGATTACCGCAACAAGGTTTTTGTCGTTCTTGGCTTTTTCTTTTCCTCTTGGACTATAGGCGACGTTTCCGGCATCGTTGATATGCAAATCGTACTTTGCAATTAGCTCTTCCGGCGTGGTGTATAGCGCTTTTTCATCATATGCTGGCTCCCAGCAGTCTTTTTCCGCTTTCAAAATGTCAATCAGTCGTCCGGCGTTTGCCTCGGTCAAGCATGCATACGCTTTGGGGACTGATTTAATCACGTTTTCGCACCATTCGTCTGCCGTCACTCCGTGTTTTTTGCATATTTTCGCAAAGTGAGCTGCTTCATCGTCGGACAAGTGGTGCAGGAGATGGTCGAGCCGCTTGACATAGTCGTTGCATTTTATTACCCAAAACGGTACAGGCTTCCCGTTTTCGTCGAAGACTTCTGCGTTCGATATTTCGTCCGTGCCATCCTCTGCTATATACGCATCACGGAGGCTTTTGGCGTATGCGGTTTGCTTCTCCGTGCCTGTCAGCTCGGGCAGTTGGAGTTCGCCGAGGATTTCGGCGGCTTGCTGTGCATTCTCCTTGTCCACCCATTTTTTATAGCAATCCGGGCAAAGTCGGCTGCTCATTTTCCTTAATTCTCGTTCTCGGTCCACATTCTTTCCGTATAGCTGCACCACATCAGTGTGACCGCAACTGTATGTTACGTCGTATTTAGCCATTGTTTCTCTCCTTTTCGCAGTATTTTTTCGCTTCCTCATGTTCCCATGCCCGCGCGAGGATAAACTCAACCGGCTGGCAGTCGGCGTCTAAAATCATTCGACCGTCTTCGCCGAGAACAGTCGCGATAAGACGGTATAAGGTTTTAACGGTGTCCTTGCCTCCGGCAGCTGCCTTGTGAGCGTATTCGGGGTCTGCGTCAAAGCCCATGATTCCCGACCAGTCGAAATTTTCAAAACGCTCCCACATTTCTGCGGAGGAGCTGAATTCTTCTTCCCAGTCCTCGAGTTCGTCTTCGTCAGCCCCCCACCATGTGTAGGACCACTTTCCGTTCTCCTTCTTGAACTCGGAGAAACCCATAGGTCTGCCTTCGCAGATACTGTCTCCTCTAACGGTAATACGTATTTTCATTTTATTTTCTCCTTTAATTTCGTGACACCTCCCTCCGAAGAGGGAACGCACTGAGCTTAAACCCTGTTTATAGTCGCTCGGTCGACTCGCTTTTTTTACCAGCCGCGCTCTGCCGCCCACTTTTTGCCCGCCTCAACTCTCCAGTCGTCGGGATCGGCGAGGTCATAGTCGCGCACGGCTTTCCGTGCCTCGGTCTTTGTCACAAACCATCTCTCGCGGAATGCGCCTTGCTCTTTTTTGTACCAGCTCATTGCCGCGTCCCAACTGCGGAATTTCTCAACGTCGGTGTTGTATGAGTTTTCGATTCTGCCGTTGACTGCGCTGATCCCGTATACAACCTTGTTTTTTTCAAAATATTCTTTTGCTTCCGTGACTGTCATTTGTTTGCTCCTTTTATTTTTTTGTTTTATTTTTACCAGCGATAGTCATAGCCTTTCAGCTCGTCTATAATCTCGCCGGCGTTTGTTGCTGTGTATACTTTATGTACTGTGAGCACATGATTCTGTTTGTAGAGGTACTCAAGAGCTTTGGTTATGTCTCCGCCACATTCGGCATCCGCGAGGTTCTGGAGGCTTTCCTCAAACGCCGCTCTAACTGCGGGGTCTACCGACTTATCGTTAAGTCTTTCCTGCGCCGCGATGTACTTTTCAACGTCATTTCTGACGTCCGGCTCCATTATCCAGAGCTTACGGAGCTTTTCGGCGTATGCAATCTGTCTTTCTGTTCCCTTTGTGATTTCGGGGAGGTTGTACTTTTCGATGTACTCAACCGCCTTTTCTTCATTGTACTACGCTCTTCTCATTTTTGTAAACATTTTATTTTCCTCTTAATTTTCGATTTGTTTTATTCCCTTGCTGTAATTATATTATACCACCGAATCGGTGGTTTGTCAATAGGTTTTTATAAATTTCTTTTGATTTTTTTGATTTATTTTTGTGTCTATAGACAAAACTGCAACAAAAAAGACGGCTGTTAAAACCGTCTCTTTTGATTTTACTCGACTATGCACTCATAGTATTTTGCGATCTTGTCCTCTCCCGCGTCCTCGTCGTCAAGGAAGGCGTGAGCCATCTTAGCGTAGTAGTCAACCGTGTTGACGTTAAAGTCTTTTGCGATCTCATAGTAGTCCGAGTACACCATGTTCATCGCGGCGTAAAACTCGGCAGGGTTGCAGTCATAGCCGTGCTGCCGCCTCACCTGCTCCGTTTGCTCAAAATTCCAGTGTCGCCCGGTGGACCCGTCCGCGTTCTTCATCTTTTCCATCCACTCGTCCGCATCCTCGCGGGTAAATTTGTCGTGCTTTTTCCCACGTCTGCCGTAGCTCTCGCGCTCTCGCCCGTCGTAGTCTCGGCGGTCTCTCATGCCGTACTCGCCGTAGTAGTCGCGCTTGCCGTAGCCGTCGTACTCATCATAGTCAGGCTGACGGCGGCGGTCATAATCATGGTATCTGTCCTCGCGTCTGTCGTATCTGTCATAATCGCGCGGTCTGCGGTCATAGTCTCGCTCGTGTCTGTCGTAGCCGCCGTATTCACCACGCTTGTCCTTGCCGCTCGACATCATGAGCAGCCAGTTTGGATTCAGCTTTTTCATACGGTCTCACCTCCCGGCGTGGTGGTAGTCGGCGCTGTGCCGTTGATTGAGCGCAGGTCGTTGTTAGGCGCACAAGCCGGTTTGCCGAGCAGTCTAAAGCTGCCGCCCGTCGGTGTGGTGACTACAACCGCGCTGTATCTCGTCCGCGTCCTTATCGAGCAAGCGGTCAGCTGAGCGCAGCAGCGGTTAGTCAGCGGATAGAGCGTAGTGCCGTCTCCGATTGTGACGTACACGGGAGCGTTGATTGTCGTTGCCGTCGGAATTGCCTGAGCGACTACTATGCAATATTTTTCTCCCGCGTTATACGCGCCCGCCGGGAGATTGATTATCAGGTTGCCGCCGGTAAAGGATACCGACTGCGACAGACTGAAGCGCGGACAAAGTCTGCATACATTAGTACAAGCCATTTTTTTTATACCTCCAAAAAATCAAAAGGGAAGCGGTACGCCGCTCCCCCGAAATCGGTCACGGCTCAAAGCCGGATTTGTGAATCAATAGTTGCCGCAGCCGGAACAGCCGGAATTACATCCGTAGTTGCCGTACTGCCAAGGCGCCGGGACGTTGAATGCGGGTACGGGAGCCTTACAGCCGAGCTGCGAGACAAGATACTGATTCTGAGCCTGCTGTGATGCTGCAAGCTCTAAGCCAAATATCTTCTGTGTCTGAGCCGCAATCTGCGCGTCCTTCGCAGCTATTTCCTGCGCCGTCAGTCTGTCAGATATGCCGCGGAAGCCGCAGTTCATCGCGTCGATGATGTCTCTCGTGTTGTTAGCGGCGTTGGTGTTAATCGCGCAAGTGTCGGTCGCCATGCGGTAGCCAACGTCGGCAAATCCGCGCTCCATCGCTCTGCCGTTTTCGCAACAGCACTGCTGGAGCTGTGTCGCAAGAGCCGCCTGTCCTCTCTCAACACCGTTAAATCCCTGCATCATAGCGACGTTTGTGTTGTTAAATCCCTGCTGTGTCTGATAGCCGAGGTTGCAAACCGCGTTGTCGACGCCGTGGAATCCGTTGAGGATGGACGTGTTAAGTCCATAAAATCCGTCACAAAGTCCCTCTTGTACGCCGCGGACGGAATTCTCGAGTCCGTTGAATCCAAACTCGGACTGGAGGTCTGCGCGTGTTAATCCGCCCTGAGTGCCTGCCGCCATTACATAGGGGAGTGCGCTCATGCCGGAGCCGTCACCGTTGCCGCCGAAGCCGTTACGTCCCCAGCCGAAGATGATAGCGAGGATGATTACTGCCCACAGTCCTTCGTTGCCGAAGAATCCTCCGTCACGGTTGTTGCTGTCTCCCTGACCTGCAAGGAAGCCTGTCAAAAGTTCGTTGCCCATGTTTTTTCTCCTTTTCGGTTTATTTCATCCGCTTTCGCGTGATGTTCAAAATTTAAATTTTGGACAGTTTTTTAATCAGGTCTCCAGTCAAACCGAAAAAGGGAAGTGTTATTTGTTGATATTTGTTGTTATTTGCTGATACCGAGTGAGCGCATTAAATCACCAATGTCTATACCGCGCTCTTTCGCCATATTTTGTGCCATGGTCTGGAGCTGGTGCGCGTCCTTGCCCTTGATAAGCTCGACGGCTTTAGCGTACTGCGCCCCCTGTCCCGCGAGATTGCCAAGGATATTATTCAGCGGCTGACCTGCGCCGAGAGCCTGCATTACGAGCATTGCGGGATTAAAATTAGGCATTTTCCGTTACCTCTTTCCTTCCCTTAGTGGGATTTTTCATCTTTTCAACCTCCGTTTGGAGGGCGGCAAAAGCTGCGCAAAGTTTGTCAAAATCCGCACGGGGAGTGTAGTCCGCCGTGTCTTTAGCCGGAGCTGTCGGAGGTGTGTATGCAAAATCCGCAAAATCCGACGCGCCGGTTTGCGAGTTGAATCTCTTAAGGTATATCATGCCATGCGCCATATCGGGCATAATCACTCCCGCTGCCATAAAATCGCAAGGTGTCGCGAGCGCTTCCTCACGACTTGTGACGGGTCGGCAGATAAATCCGCTCTGCACCTGCGGTTGTGGCGCGGTCTGCTGTGGTTGCGGTTGCACCTGCTGAATCTGCGGATTGTAACCGCTATAGTACGGATTTGTGTTGTAACCAAAGTTGTACGCCATATATCCTCCATACAAAAATCTCTCTGTATCTGATACCATTGTACCATCGCAGAGAGATTTTTTCTTTCGCAATTTTTGCGTTTATTTTGCGTTTATTTTGCTTTGTTTTTGCAAGAGACGGACGAGCCGTATCAGTGCCGGTTTGTGCCACTTAGATACCGTCGAGTAGTCGCGCCCGACAGCATCACACACGTCCTCAAGACACCCACGCTCCACATAGAGGATTTTCAAAAGTCGCTTGTATTCCGGTTTAAGATTGCACTTGTCGATAGCCGAGGATATCAGCTCCGTATCGTCTATCTCTTGCACTGCGTTTTTCTGCCGCACGTGCTCCGTCAATCTTTATGCCTCCTTGTCCTCACTTTCTGCCGATTCGATAATACTTTTCACACCCTCCGCGTCAATCCGCGCCGCGTCAACTTTACTCTCGCCGTAGATGTAGCCGATTATAGAGGATATCGCAGTAATCGCACCCGCAACTTTGCCCGCAATCTCGCCGTAGTCGCTCTCACCCACGCCAAACGACATTGCCACGCCGATAATGATACCGATGATTGTCACCCACAGCTTTCTTGAGGTCAGCTTCTGCTTCCAGTTGATTTTGTTGTCCATATTATTCTCCTTTTTCATCTTCATAAGTTATTTCTTCCTCTCCGTAGTCGGAGTGATATTCTTGTTTGATTTTCTCGCGGTTTTCCATCGCGGATTTGATGAGATATCCCACCACGCCGCAGCTCATTGGTGCGCCTATGTATGTCAGCAGTCCGTCAAGAGACGCCATGTCGGGAGCGATTATCAGCTGGACTACGCAAAACGCCATACCGAAAACCGCGCCAGCAAACCACAGCTTTATAATTGCCGAGAGCTGACGTTTTGAGTATTCAACGTCTTTCTTTTTCATGATTGCGTTAAAACGCGATAATGTTGTTTACCGCACGACTGCCGCCCGTTGACCGTCTCTTGATTCCCTCGACGCGGATGTATGAGCCGCCGCCGTCAAGAGCAATAACGTTTTCAAAGCCTTCGCCCTGTATCTTTCGCCAAACCTCGCCGGACTTGATGTAGTTTGCCGAGGTAGTTTTGAGAGTGAGCACCCATATCTCGCCGCTCCTGATACCGAGCATGTTTCTCGATGTGCCGTAAGTGGTCGAGCCGTCCCAGCCCTCCGCGTTAACGTAGCTCATGTCGACAGGCTTTCTGTTAACCACAACAGGCACTCCGCTGACGGCGTACTTGATTCCCGACGGGATTTTGTCAACGCACTCGATTGTCGGCTTGCCGGAGTACGGCACGAGCAGGGTAGATACCTTTTTGCCCGCAAACTGCTTCGTCGCGTTGTCGGCGATACTGTACACAAGGTGGTTTTCGTAGACGTGTTCAAAAAGATTTTCCTTTGCCGCCGACGGAATGTCCTTGATATCGCAGGCAAGGTTAGCGACAGGGAGCGTGTACACCTCGCCGTCCTCCGAGCGGTAATTTGCGAAGAAGCCGCCGTTGATGTATCTTTTCACACCGCCCTTGCGCTTGTCCGCGTCATGATAGATTATAGCAAAGTTTTTAGCGCGGGTGTATGTGATTCCGTCCTTGTCGTAGCTGTCCTTGATGTTGGTATTGCCCTTTTTGCCGGACACGTCGAGACTGATGTTTGTGTTCACGTTTTTTTCTCCTTTTGGTATAGATTTTATATCGTACTGTCCCCACTCGTTGGTTATGCCGAGATAGGGAGTAGGGTCTACAGATTCACCGTTTTTGCGGACCTCAAAGTGACAGTGACTGCCGAAGGAGTAGCCGGTGTTGCCCTCGATTCCTACCACATCCCCCGCCTTGACCTTTTGCCCGACCTTGACTTTTCTCTGCGCCATGTGACACATAAAAATCCTAAGTCCGTCCGGCGTGTCTATGCGAATGTAGTTGCCCCACTGCCATGTAAGATTGCTCTTATCCGTGATGATTGTCGATGAGCCGATAACTCCGTCACAAGGCGCAACAAGCGTTTTGTCCGTGCCGCTGAGGTCTACGCCCTTGTGGTAGTCGCGCTGTCCGTTGAGCGTACGCCAGCCAAAGTGTGACGTGAGCGTGACTTTGCCGCTCTTGTAAGGCAGATTCATTTTCATTTTGCATCACCTCCGTTGTGCGGTTCTGTCGGCAGTGCCATGACCTCATTGTACAGCTGTGTTGCAACGTCGTTGCCACGGAGCGCGTGATAAGCCGCATAGGCGCGTTTGAGTGCTTCCTTTGCATATATCGGGCAATATCCCCTATCGAGATACTTGTCGTGATTGCGGATTATCTCTGCGCGGAGAAGGCACTTTAATCCTTCCTCGAGCGCACTTTCACGTTTTTTTCGCAGTTTGATGTATGTAACAGCCCATGTTACCGCACCGCCGCATACAAAGGGCACCGCCCACTTGATAATTGTCTCTACTATCATTTTTTCTCCTCATTATTTCGTTATTAAGAGAGCATTAAGTTCCCTGCTTCTTCGATTAGTATCCAATACACATACATTCTGCGGGCTGTTGGAAAAAAACCAAGCTCTTTGTAGCCTGTTCCGCCATTAACAACAAAATAATTCGATTGAGACGCAACGCAAATGACAAGCATATCGCCGACATTCACTTTCAAAACAGCTTCGTCTCCGTCAGCTTCAACAGGCGTTTGTCCATCTTTAGTAAAAGCGATGACATTTACGCTCGATTTCACAACAAACTCAACTGCTTCTCCGCCCCCACCCGAGGGAATCGCACGAATGCAAGCAGGCAAGTCCTCGATTTTCGCTCCGCTGGCGACAGTGCCGCCTTTTGCGGTTATGGCGGAGATAATGTCGGCTTTTGCTTTCGATATCCGAGCCAAATTTGTTTTAATTGCAGTTATACTTGCCATACATCACCTCATATAGCCGCCAGTGCCGCGCGGATATCATCTGTGAGTGATACCGTGCCGGTGCCGTCGTGATAACCTGCGGGGATGGTTGCGCTAAGATTAGTAAGTCCGTCGATGGTAATTTTTTTCGTGCCCTGATTAACCATAGTACCTTCAACAGCTGCACCTGTGCTGTCGACAAAAACAGCTCCGTCAAGCACTTTGTCCGCGGTTGCCGTTACGCCGGACACATCCTTGTACTTTGCAGGGATGGCGGCTACTGTAACCTTAGACAGCACTTTTCCCGCAGTCGGCGTGATGTCCTGCGCCTTTTCTGTCGGAGTAGCTGTTTTTGTCTCGGTTGTGATTGATACCTTGCCTGTACCGCTGTGATAGCCTTTGGGGACGGTATAGGACGTGTCTGTCGTGCTGAGCGACTTTTCAACGGCTCCGTTGTTAGGCATTGTTCCTGCAATAGTGGTTCCGTCTGCTCCTACGATAGTTTTGTTCGCAAGCACGTCGCCTTCTGTAGCCGTCACCGCCGATGTGTCGTTAAAATTGTCCGGTATTGCGTTAACAGTCACGCCTGACAGAGCATAGTAACCCGAGTCGGGAGTAACCTGCTGCTGCTTTTTTGTCGGCGTGACGGTTTTCGCCTGTGTGTTGTAATTGCCGCCGCCCGAGACACCTTGCACAGTGCCGCTGCCGTTGTGATAACCTTTCGGGATTGTGTAGCTTTCGCCTTCCTTAACCTGCGCCGACACAGCACCGTTATTGTCTATACCGTCGATTGCTGTAGCACAGTCCGCAAGTTTTGCCGTAGCCGCCACAAGCCCGAGTGCAACGAGTTTTGTGCGTATCGCGTTTCGCGCATTTGTGAGAGCTGTTAAAAGTTCCGATGTTGTAGCTGCCATTTTATAAATCCTCCGTTAAATAATCGCTAAAATAGCGTTGATGTTCCCCACGACGAGATTTACCCCCGCCGAGGTGATAGGCTTTGTGTTGTCCTGCTCCGCGTCGTCAGTAGTCTCAACCGACAAAACGCCGTCTTCCGTGATTGACAAGTTTTTTCCGACAGTGACAATGCCCGCTTTTTCCGTAGTCGCGATATCTACGCTAATCGGATTTTCGGTGAGATAATTGTCAACCGCTTTTTGGATGTCTTCGGGCGACACCTCGCCTTTCTTGATGTCTTCAAGCATTGCTATAATCTGCTGGTATACGTCGGGTGTCGGGTCCGGTATAGGCTGACCGAGCAAGTCCGCGATACTGTCCGCGACTTTGAGACAGCACGGACGCGATGTCTTGAGTACGCTCGGCTTTTCGGCTGAGCCTTCCTGCACCCCGACGAAGATACGTCTGTGTTCACCGTCAAGCATTGGCACAGCGCACATGTTGCCGCTGATTACCACCGCTTGATAGCTGCCGTCCTCGCAGACAAAGTACACGGTCTTGACTTTGTCCTGCCACTCTTCGTCAAACTCAAATTCCGCGACATAGTCCGAGTTGTGCGATATAACGTCCTCGCCAGCAGTGATTGTCGGCACTCTGTCACGCACGGTGATGTGTATTGTGGTAAGCATTCATTTTCACCTCCTTCAAATTTTGCAAACAACAATGTACGTCCCTCTCGCTTTGGCGATGTATACCTTATCGCCAGCCGCAAAGGTCACGCTTTTGTTGTACGGGTACTTTTTCGTCGAGGCAGTAGTTTGCCCCGGGAATATCAGCGTAATGCCCGCCGTAGATACCGCCCCAACCGTTGCGATTTGGTGAGTCGGCACTCCCTCAGCCTCCACCTCGTATTCCCTCTCTTTTTGGTAGTCTATCAAAGTATAATCCTCCTTGCCTTGTGCTCCATCGTGCCGCCTGCGGATATCGGTATTCGCCACTCCGTCTCCGTGTAGATCCCGACCATGTCTCCAAGCTCAAGCGCGACTACGTCAAAAGACTCGTGCTCCGGCACAATCGCCGTCCGAAAAACTACAGCCTCCGTCGTTTGGAGCGACTGATATTTGAGTTTGTCCGCGTAAGCCTGCAACGCCACTTGTGACGGGATGTTGTCGACGTCCTCCGTGTAGAGTATTCGCCCCATCTTGCTCACGGAGTACGGCGAGTCCGCGCTGTCATTGATTGACGTCGCTACCATCGGACTGTCAAGCTCGGGATTTTCACAAGTCACGCGGAAAACGTTGCATTTTGAAAACCTGTCGCGCGTTATCTCGTAGTAGTCCTCGATAAGACTGTACTCGCCGGAGTTGTATATGTGGTCTACCGTCGATATGCTCGGCTGCTCGTATTTTGTGAGCCGCACCGCGCCGGAGAGATCCACCCACGCGGAGTTATATGATATCTCGGCAAGCAACTGATTCACAATGTCAAGCACCGGCGTCCCCACCTCCCAATCCTGCCGGTCAGTCGCAAAGGTATAGCTCGTGCTCTCCGCGTCGATGCTCGTCAGTCCGCAAGTCGTCAGCAGATTGACAATCGCCGTAATGTAATTTGTCCCCGCGGCAATGTATAGCGGAGTTTCGATTTTTTTGCGCTCCGCTAAGTAGAGCAGGGAGTACCCCTCGAGCGCATACCCCTCCACCCCGTCGCTCCGCGTCTTTGTCTCCGTAGTGATTACAAAAACTCCGCATGGATAGTCCACATCGTTAATCGTGATAACGGGTCTGAGCCTGTCCGTCAAAAAGTCGATGTCCTCGGAGTAGTCCGCAAAGTTGCCGCGGATAGTCATTTTAAGCGCGGAGTCCGTAGTGTTCGCAATCTCGACGGACGAGTCCATGTCGTGGAGCGTCGCAAAAACCGCATTGTTGCGCAGGACCTCAAACCGCGCCGCAAACGTGTTGTGATGCTCGTGTATCATATAGTTACCTCCTCGTTGTAGTCAACCTCCGTAATGGTAAGCTGAGCCGAGTAAATTCGCGCGTATACCGCTATTCTCACGTCGTCGACCACGCCAATTAATACTCCGCCGCGAGTGTCCTTGTAAATCATCACACGCCCGACAGTGTTGTTGAGCCGGAGAGCCTCGTCTCGAGATTTAAACGCATATTCCGCCGATATCTGCCGCGTCACATAGCCGGAGTTGTACGCAATCGGCTTAGTCCGTCCCGCGTAATGCTTGTACACAACCTGCCCCGACCGAGAGTAGTTGCGCACCCGCTGAGACAGACTGTACCGCAGCGGAATCCACACCGCATTGTCCGCGTCATACATACAGTCGTTTTGCGGAGTCGCGTCAACCACCACAGTTGCAGACTGCGCATAATACCCCGTCGTTTTCACCGCGCGGACAAAATATTTCGTCTCGCCGTTTGCCCCTACATCGGTATAGGTTTTTGCCGTCCCCACATATACCGCAATGCCGTCACGGTATACGATGTACTTAGCTGACGTTCCCGCGTCCACCCATGATAGAGCGACAGCGTGAGTCGTGACCGCCGCAGTAAGCGTAACCGCATCCGACTGAGCCGAGTTTGTGATTTGGACATACTTGACGTCAGTCCACTCGCTCCATTTGCCGTTTGACGCCTGCGTCCGCACCTGCACCGGATATAGCCCATCCGCATATATCTTAGGTATTTTGTGTGTTTTCGCCGCCGAGTAAACCGCACCCGAGTCGTAGTCGGCAAATCGTACCTGATACGCCACCTGCGCCGAGCTTGTCCAGCCGATGGTAGGCTGCGGCTTGCCGTCACAAGTGACAGTTGACGTACCCGCCTGTATCTTGCAGACAAAAGTCTCCTCACCGTAATAGTCAATCGTGTATTCACCCGAGAGACTGTACGCCGCATACCCTCTCACGCGCCATTTTATGACCCCCTCGGGCAGAGTGTTTGCCGGTATCGTGTAACTGTATTTTTGCGATACCCTCTCAATTGTCGCTTTTTTCGCAAGCGATATCCACGACTCCCCGCCGTTGGTTGAGTAGTCGACGTCATACTTAGTCGGGTACGAGCCAATCGCCAGCCCGTCAACCGCCGATACGGACCACGTCAGCACAATTTCCTCACCGCCCAGCTTGTTCTCCCCACCCGAGGGCGACTCGGGAACACACACGGGAAACTTGAGCGTCAGCACCATCGTTGCATACTCGCTCCAATATCCCGCCGCCGATACCGCCCTCAGCCGCACATTAATGTCCTCACTCGGTGCCGATATCTTAGGGTAGTTAGCAGCTCTCATCGTAGTGCCGCGTATGCCGGAGATAGCGTCTTGTGTCGAGTCAAGGCTAAAATTTTCACGCCATACTCCATGGTCATCTACATCACACTCAACCCCGTTTTGTTTGGAGTCAGAAAACTGCGAGTAATTCCAGTGAATGTAATATCCCGACTGACACATAGTCTCGCCTGTTGCGTTTCTCATCGTCACAACCGGCGGTATGGTGTCATTGGTATACTCCAAAGTGTACTCTATGTAGCAACTAACACTATCGTGATATATGGCATCTTCGTTGAGCGATTCGTCTGAGGACACCACGCCCAAACCATATGTCATTATTTTATTTATCACGCTGCTGTCAGTCACCTCAACTGTTTTGCTTGCGTAGCCTCCAACACTGCACGATTGAGTAGTAATATATGTTGCATTGCCAGCCGCTACATACCACGATTGAGCAGTATCGCCTTCGCTGTTGAGTACTCCCCATTTAACAGTTGTGGACGCACTGTTAATCTCCAAAGAGCTTAATTTTAGCGTAAGGGTAATTTTCGTTATTTTTGAGTAATCGCTCAACACATTTGCCGATTTTGGGGGGGTCACAAGCAAAACTCCACGATAGACATAGGCATAACTTCTATATACATCCTTACCGGCATAGGCGTGTTTGCCGTCAGACATACTATACGTTATGCTGTTCATCGTGCTTTTTCTATATGTTTTCCCACTCGCCTCGCCCGTATAGGTTGCCGCCATCTCCGTCACCCCCTAACATAGCCGGAGCGTACCGCCTGCCTCTGCGCCTGCGCAAGTCTCACAATATCGTTAAACTCCCGCACATCTGCCGCGCGTATCTCCACATTGTAATAGTTCGCCACATTTCCTCCCGACTCAATCCGCGGAGTCACGCCGTTAGGATATACCTCCGACCCTCTCGGCAGCCGCACAATCTCCGGTCCTTTCTCGCCGACAACGGACCATCCCCCCGGAGCAAACTGCGTACCGGTTGCATAACCAAACATTCCTTTAAAATTTGACCACGCATATTTGAGATAGTCGTTTGTCGCGTTATTATCAAGTCCAAATAAGCTAATGAGCGCCGCGCCCAAGCCTTTCTTAACGTTCTCCCATTTCGACTTAAAATTGTCAAGAGTCCTGTTTACATTGTCCATCGAGTTCACAAGATTCTCGTCCAGCACCTTTCCCGTCGCGACAGCCTCCTCGCCATACTCACGCAAAAGCCGTCCGCCGCTTTCGACAATCGGATTCACCTTTGACGCCGCCTCACCAAAAATAGCCTGCATTTTCGCCATTCTCTCCGTCTTGTTAGAGGTCTGCGAGTATACGTCTATGAGATCGTAAAATATCTCGTCGACATCTCGCAAGTTACCTTGTGTATCATAGAGCGCAACACCGTATTCGTTCCATGCATTCATCGCCTCGGCAACCGCCTCCCGCTCGTCCTCCGACGCGTTTTTGAGGTCTCCGAGATGTCCCGCGTATTTGCCTACGACGTCATTTGTCTCCTTGATTTTTGAGTAAAGCGGATTGATAATCTCGGATAGCCCATCCATAGAGCCGCCCGCCTTGCCGATAGCATACTCAAGTTTTTGGTAAGCAGTCGTGTCAAGTCCGAGCAGCTGCGCCGAGTCCTTCATGTCGCTAAAACTCTGCGTCGTTGAGTCAACTATCTTAACGTACCCTCCGAGAGCCGCCGCTACGGTTCCCACACCTCCCGCCACAGCTCCGATGCTCGACGATACTCCGCCCATCTTGCCGAGTATGTTGTCAAGTCCGCCCGGTATGTTAATACCAACCTCGCCCGCTATGTCCTTGACGCCAGACAGTATGCTGTCAAGTCCGCCGCTGCCTTTCTCAAGCTCGCCGACCTTCTTGCGGTTTTCGTCAGCCGCCGCCGTCATGTCGTTGAGCGATTCCGTAGCCTCGTCAAGCTGCTTCCGATAGTCCTTTGTTTTCTCCGAGCCTGTGCCGTAAGCCTTCTCCGCCTTTTTGAGGTCTTCCGTCAATCCGTCAACGTTTTTCTGCTGCTTTTTTATCGCCGCTCCCAGCTCCTCATAAGTTTTGTTGAGCGCGGCAATATCCTTTTTATTCTGCCCAAAAGCTCGCCCGCCGTTTTCTACGGATGCCGCAATCTCGTCCATCTGACGGTCAGCCTCAGCCACAACCTCCGCAAATCGGGCAGTGTCCGCCTCAATGTCTCCCTGCGCCGCCGCCATGTCCCGCATAGCAGTCTCCGCGTCGGATATAGCGGCAGTCGTGTCCTTGTATTTTGTTTGTAACTTAGCAAGCGCCGCCTCGCTCTCGTTGTAGGATATAACCAGGTTTTTCACCCGCGCATCCTGCTCGCCGTATATCGCCGCCGTCTTGCCGATCTGCTCCGCAATCTGCCGCGATTTTTCAGTCTGAAGCTCCATTGCTCCCGAGAGCGACGCCTGCTGCTCTTTGAGGTTTTCCATCGGATTTTCCGTTACCTTGTATTGCTCGGCAAGCAGACTAAGCTCCGACCGGTTGACCTTGAGCACGGAGTTGATATTGTTTATCGCCGTTTTAAATTCTTTCTCACCCTCGACGTATAGTTTAAATCTCGCTCCGTCCGCCACAACCGCACCCCCTCTCAGTCAAAAATATCATCATCCCTCTTGTCCTCCCGCGCCTCGCTTATCATGTCCGCATAGTCAATGTACTCGTCAATGATAGCCCCCGCGCGCCTTAATCCTGCCTCCGTGTGTGTATATCCTAAGTTTTTCACTGCTAAAATGCGAAGGCGCGAAGCCGTCAAACGCTCACCCTCGTCAACCGTCTCGTTACCGTCACGATCAAACACTATAGGTTCCCAACGTTCGCCACCTCCGCGCCGTCTCAGTTTTTTGCTTTCATACAGTCCGCAAGCTCAGCGACAATTGTATCGCACATAGCAGTGTACTCGGGATAAGTGAGCCGCGCACCGATGTAGTCGGGAGTTATTGTGTCCCTCTCACCGATGTAGTATCTGTGCTCGTTAATCATCCACGCCGCAACATCCTTGACTCCCGCAATGCCGCTCTCAAACAGCTTTTCAGGCGAGCCGTATTTGCCCTCGATTTTCTCAATCACATTGATGTCGCAGCGGAGAGCGTATTCAACGCCGTCTAATTTGATTACGTTCATCCCGTCCTCCTATCAAGCCTCGCCCGAGAGCATCGACGTCGTAGCTACAATTTTTTCATCAAGCAGAGCCGCCGCCGCATCGGGAGTGTCAACCCACTTAGACTTGTACCTCCATTCATCACGCTGGTTTTTGGATACCCTGCCCGTGAGCGAGGATGTGCCGTAAGTAATGGTCTGTCCCTTAGTCGCAAAATTGTCCGCGGGTATGCCAAACTTAACGCGCAGATAGATAACCGCACGATACTGTTTGACTCCCGACTTGACGCGCCCGATAACTCCGCCGACACGTACATAAGACGCAACGTCCGTTGACTTGCTTAGCACATCTCCGTCTGTTCCCACGCTCGCGCCGAGCAGATCCTTCTCCACCGCGTCGTCAAGGTCGTCAACCTCGAGCGTCATGTCTCCGTCAACAAACTCCGTGTCATACTCCGCGAGTCCGTCGTCGGCGTATAACTCAGCGTCGGAGGTGTTAATGGTCGTATTCATATTGATTCCTTTTCCGAGTACCTTGACCGCGGTTCCGAGCGTCTCTGTCTCAACTCCCGCAGTCGAGGTCGACACTGTCACAGTCACGTATTTCGGCGACCTAAAGCTAACCTTTGCCATAGTATTACCTCATTTCTTTTTTAATTCCGCCAGCCGCTCTTCCGCGTATTTTTCCATCGCCGTGAGCGCCTTGCCCCTGACCGCACGGACCGCCTTAGATGCAAAGTGTGTCGGCTCTCGCCAGTATTGCCCTCTCAGCTCCCGAGCGGTTTTCTTTTTCCTTTTTCCCGTAGACGCGTCAATTTCAAATCGACCACCCCGCACAGCACCGGATTCAAACGACCGCGCGATCAGCATAAACGGTACCCCACGGGGGAATCTGCCGTAAGGCGGCTCTTGATAACCACCCCAACCGATAGACACGTTGTAGTTGCCGTCCTTGTCGCGCTGCATCGGAGTGATGCCAAAGTGCTGTACAAGCTCCCCCGCTCTCGACTCCGGCAAAAGCTCACCCTGCAAACGCTTTTTCATCTCGTCCGCAATGATGTCCGCTCCCACACGGAGAGTGTCGTCCGCGATTTCAGGAAATTCTGCAATTGCCCGCGCAACCGGCATTGTAAAGTCGTCCGACTCAATAAATCTCGCCAGTGCCACAGTCAACACTCCAGTCTATCTGATATACGATAAGCCGCAAATCAAAGTCGCGTCCGATGTTCGTCACGGCAAAAGACACATCCGCATCAATCAGAGCGTCAATCATTTTGCCGACAACCTCATCATACTCCGCCGATGTGTAGTAGTAGATAATCCCTCTCGGGCGCATTATCTCCGGCTCGTCGTCGGCGTCAAGCACAGTGTCAATCGAGGTCTCGCCCCAAATTATAAATTGATTCGGCTTTTGCTCCGGCGCAACAAAATGATAAACCGGCACGCCCACAGTCAAGAGCGCGTCTCGTACATCCTTAATTGTTGCCATCCCGATAACCCATCCTCTCAAGTGATAAGTCAATAACCTCACATCCCGCGTCCTCGTCACGGAGATATTGAGCTTGTAAGACTCGATATCTCTCCTTGCCGAGTATAGCCACGTCGTCAGCTCTGACATCTACCCCCAAGGCACGTATTCTCACCGCTCGGTCAATGCGTGAGTTTGCCTGTTGAGCCGCATAGTACCTGCTCATGCCGACAGTACGCTCTCCGTACCATCCCGCATGGTATTCAACAAGATTTGCGCTCATCATGTCTCCGCTTCGCCCCGCGTCCTCCGGTGTACGGCAAAGCCTCAATATGCCTCGGTCAAGTATCATGTCTATCCTCCGAGAGCCACCGCTCCCGACGAGCTAATCTCAGCCAGTCGGGCATAGGCTCGTTTTTGTCGCGGTTGGAGTATTGCCAGCATACATAGTCGGCGGCAAAGACTATATCGCGCGACGAGTTGCGGAGGTGTATACCCGCCTCGTTAAGCTCCCCGATAGCCGCCTTTATGCGCTCCGTCAAGTACGCGTCAAGAGCAGTGTCCGACTCAAGCATGTTAAGCCGCCCCTTGACGACCGCGAGTATAGTCTCAATCATACGCCGACCTCCTCACCTCTCGCTCTTAGGTATCATCCGATGCCGCATTAGCCGTGTCCTGGGCAAATGTTACCGCAGTTCCCGATACGGCGGTTGTGTTAAGTGAAAATGCCGCAAACGCCTCGCCCGCAATTGGTCTGCCATCGTATCTTGCTACACCGGCAAATACAGTCTGGTCGTCGAGGAATTTCACATGCTCGCTCTTACGGATTTCAACGCCGCGTCTCTCACCAAGGAGGTACTGTCCAAAGTAACCGCCGACCACCACATTCTCCGGCATAAATGTAAGCTCAACTACGTTGCCGCCAAGTATAGGCATGGTGTTGTTTACTCCGGCAACAAGCGCACCGGCAGCGTTGGATGCAAGAGTGTCAACCTTAATCGACGCCCATGTCGCGGGATTCATAACCCACGTCTTTTCCTCGCCACCCATGTTGTATACATTCTTTACGGTGCCGAGGATTTTAAGCATTTCCTTGAGCAGAGCATTGCCGGTCACGGATGTTGCGGACTGCTTGCCGACGTGTGTTGTGCTGAGGTTTGTAAATGTCGGAGCAGTTGACGCGCCCCACCAAGCCGGAGATGTAGCCGCGACAAGTCGAGGTACAATTCCGACGGGCATGTTTGTGCCGGTGCCGTAGAGAATAGCTTTGTCAATCGCAAGTCCTATAGCCTGACCGAGCATATCAACAACAAGCGCCGCAAGGTCTTCGGAGCTGTCCTGGAGGTACGGATTCGGCACAGGAATATAACCCGCAACCTTTTCGCCCGCCATCTTGACCTGCGTCAGTGTAAAAGCAAGCTCGTTAAATTTGCCCACTGTGTCAGTCCAAACAGCCTCGGGTGCAGCACCGATAATGTTTTGCTTGCCCTCTCCCGTGATAGCCTTGACCGTTACAAGCGGCATCAGCTTAGAGTAATTCGTGATTCTCTCACGGAGTATCGGGAGCATGACGGTCGGCACAGCAAGGGAGGTGTTGGTAATGCCGCGGATAGCAAGGTCGCGAGTTTCACCAACCCAACGTCTTACACCCTCATCCTTCCATGCGTCCGCAATCTTAGCTCTGTACTCTGCATTGTATCTGTCCATAGTGATATCCCCTCTCATAGTAGTTTTTTGTGTTTTCGGTTCTGCCGGAGTCTGTTTGCCGGAGTGAGCCGCGCGTGTCTCAATCTCACTAAGCTCATCCTTCAGCTTTTTCTCCTCCGCGTCCATGTCGGCAGCATGAGCAGTGTTTTTCTCCTCGTCCGCACGGATGGCAGCGTCCTCCGTCTCAATCTCTTTTGTCTCATTCTCAAAGGCAGCGCGTTCTTCCGCCGGAGTGTCGTCGTTAATCTCTTCGAGTGCCGCAACAGCCGCCGCCTCTCTCGCCTGCCATTTCACACGCCTCTCACTGACCGCCGCAATATCCGCGTTAAGTGCAGTGCGCTCCGCCTCAATCTCCTTGAGACGGCGTGTAATCAAAATCTGTCTCAGTGCCATTTTTTATACCTCTCTTTCATCTCAGTTTTCCAACGCCTGAGTAAATCCGCATTCTCTCGTCCTCTCGCCCCTACCTCCGTCGCCTCGTAAGCCGGGAAGGTGCAGACAGAAAATTCAAAAACATCAATCTCTCTCAGCGTGTAGTGTACGGTCTTCGCTACAGTGTTTACCTCGCGCGTCTCGTCACGGATGTAACCGCCGAAAGATGCTTGCGATACGTCACCTCTTTTGAGCCGTGCATATACGTTCATCGCGTCCGCGTCTTCGGGATTTACGACGCACCGCACATATACACCGCGCCCGTCGGCAGTAACCGTCGCAGTCCCCGCCTTAGTGCGTCCGAGCACAAGCGTAGTGTCGTGATTTGCCAAAACTCGTATGTCGTTGCCGAGATACTTGTCAAAAGCACCGCGGTCAATCGACTCCGTTATTGCAAATCCGCCCCAGTCCTTGCCGAGGTTGTAGTTGTCGTTAAATACCGCAAAATATCCCTCGACAACGCGCTCATCATTGTTCTCGGACGTCCTAAACTCGCAGCCGCATGTTCGCACGATTCTCTCATTCATCGCCATTGCCCCCCTCTCCTTTCAGTTTTTTCTGATCCCCGAGCCGGTCAGCAGGGATGTAGTTTTCAAGTGCGAGCAACTCCTCCATGTCCTCATCGGGAGATAAACCGAGCCAGTCTCGCCACTCGTTACGCCTCATCGCCATACGGTCGACAAGCTCCTTGCCTGCACTCACAAGCTCCGTTATCGAGTAAGAGTGCAAAGAGCGCGGATTAAACGTAATGTGATAGTCGGGTGAGTATAGCAGTTTGCGCGTCAGCTCCTGCTCGATAACCTGTGCAATTGACATAACGGTAGTCGTGATAAAATTATCGTACTCGTCACGGTTAAAATCCCCGACCCCGACCATAAACGCAGGCACTCGATAGATACCGGCTATTCGCTTGATATCGAGTTCCAAATTTTCTTTGATCGCAAGGTCGGATACGGTCAAAGGCTTAATTTGCTGCAGCTCCATCGTCTCCGCGGGAATAATCCACGGCACCCCTCTGTCGTTAGAGTCGACAAAACGGTCTATCATTTTTTGCCGTCCATCCCGTGTGGATAAGTCCTCCGTCAATCCGTCAACCTTCATCACGATGGACGGAGCCGGAGACTTTTGGAGCGCGGTTTTCGTCGCGTTAGCCTGGTTAATGCAGTCCACGATTGAGGACAGAGACACCGAGCGCCCGCGTCCAATCCAAGGACGTTCGGGGTCTGGATTTATCGCAAAATGCAAAATCTCATCCGGTGAGTAAACGGTCTGCCCCACACGGATTCTGTATCCTCCGTCCGGCAAGTCATCAAACATCACCGAGGACGGACGCGCCGGCATGAGCGACAGCAGATTACCGTCCGCATCAAACCTCGGAACAACAACGCAGTTGCCATTTCCCACGGTGAGTAGCGTCGACACGATATTGTATACAAACGCTTTTCTGTTTTGATAAGCGTTAGGCATGATGTCAATAGCACGGCTCAACCCGTTCACCACTCTCACGTCCCCCGTATCGGTGTTGAGCATAAGCCGCAGCGTCATGTTTGATACCAAGTCAGCAATCGCGTCAACGCACATAGCCACCTCGGGGCAGGAGTATAACGGCACATATCCGCCCGCAAAGAGCAAATCCCAGTCCGTTTGAGTCACAATCCCAACCGCGCGGGGAGCGTCCCTCTGCCGGATAAACAGTTTCTTTATCTTGTCCGTTAGTTTCATAATACCTCCGTTTTTCGATTAATCCCACTCGACAGCGTTTCGACCGAGGTTCTCGAGCATTCTCATGCACGCAAAAACGCTCGCGTCAAAAATGTCTATTCGCGTGTTCTCGTCAACCTTGTCATACATAACCATGTCGTCGGTCTTCTCTATGGCGTGTACGTTCTCCACACAATACTCATACGCGTCCGAGTGGAGATAGTACAGCACCCCGTTTTTCGCCGCGTTTTCGATGTAACGGAATCCCTCGGATTTTTTGTAAAAATACTGCGGTTGGTCGATAATTTTAAATCCCGCCTTTTTCATCGCCACAAAGTATTCGCGGCAGAATTTGCGGTCATGCCCAACCTCGACAATTTTAAATCCGCGTTTTTTCATCTCCAAAAACCACTCTACAACCTCCGCATGGTTGACGGTCTTGCCGTTTGACATCGTCAGCCATCCCTCATCCTGCCAACCAAAGAGCGGTATGTTGTCCTCATCCGCTTTTTTCTCCGCGGCAGTCACGGGAAACCAGCAGTGCGGGATAATGATATTCACTCCGTCATACACACCGTACAGCACAGCCGCCGTCAAGTCGTATAGCTTCGATAAGTCCGCGCCGCCGTACCACTTGATAGGCAGTTTTGCCAGCTCGTCAATCGTCCAGTTGTATTTTCGGTCAGACATTTGGAATTCAAAAAGATTAAAGTACGCCCTCGCCGAGGACACAAACACATTGAGCGACTTTTGTATAAAGTCCTTTCTCTGCTGCGGATCGTTCTGCGCTTCAAGCGCCGCCGCCGCCATTTCCTCCGGTCTGATAGTCACGCCGTAGTTAGGATTAGCCGCCTCGTGCTCCGCAGGATTAAGATAGTCAACATCTCCGTCCTCGCTCTCCCCCGCCTTGCAGATAAAAATAAACAGTCGGTCGGAGTAAACGTCTTCCGCGTCCGAATTCAAAATCCTCTGACACAGCGCGAGACGTTGAGCGCAAAAGGTGTGCCGTCCTCCGTCTCCCGCGGTCGATATACCTATCATCAGCTTGTTTGAGTAAGCCTTCATAGCCTCGCGGATTATGTTGTATTGCTTCGCCGATTTAAAAGCGTGTATCTCGTCCGCAATCGCAATGTTGCAGTTGAGCGAGTCCTGTCTGTCAGGATTCGCCGCGAGCGCCTCGATGTAAACGGACCCGCCGCCGATATGCTCGTTAGAGATAGCGTGTACGTTGTTGTTGTCGAGTATTCGCCATCCCTCCGACTCCGCCTCATCCTTTGAGTCGTATATGTGGTTAGTCAGATTATTCTCAATGTTGCGGTACGACTCCATAGCCTGACGGAGCGCCGCCGCCACGATGTAAATAGTCGCACCCGACTTGACGGAGAGAAGCGCAAGCGCCCAGGCAAGAGCGGCAACAAACAGCGTCTTCCCGTTTTTACGCGGGATGAAGATAAACGCCTCCTGCACCCTCCTCAGTCCTGTCTTTGGATCGTAAAACACGAGCATACCGTATATGCAAAACTTTTCCCATGGCTCGAGGATAAGCGGCTTTCCCTTGAGCGGCACACCTCCAAAGTCCTCGCCTTTTCGATGCACGAATTGAGTCTCGATTTTCTCGATCACATAGTCCGCCTCGCCGCAGTCGACAACGTATTTATCCGATAAAACGTCACGCCGGAATCTCGCGCAAGCCTGCCGAGTCTCCACACAAGCAATCTTCCGCCCGGAGATAACATCATCAACATACGCCTCCACAACAGCGGCATACTTGCCCGTCATATCAGTCCGTCAACCTTCGGCTTTTTTGCTTTTTCAAACGCTTTTTCGTTGAGTTTTAAAAGCCCTCTCGGCGTGAGTCCCAGCGCGTCCTCAAGATTCAAAATATCTCGTCTAAGCGATTCCAGGGCGGAGACAGTCGGCGATTTTTTAACCCCCGAAGGCGTCGACACCTCGCAATCATAACCCCCGTCACGATGTGAGGTATATAATTTTTTGTACTCTTTTTGCAGCGCAACATATCTGTCAATCGTCGGCTCAAACTCCTGCTTGTAAGTCCCAAGCGCCTGCATCCTCGCAATCACGCTCGGCTTGTTAATCGCATTTCCCATCTCGCACCTCCTTTCAAAATCCCAACTCTCGCGCGCGCCCGCGCGTGGAGGGGGAAGAAGT